GGGTCTTTGACTCCGAAACCAGCTCCCAAGGAGAAGCATAGTGGCGCGTATAACAATCGAACTTGAGCCTAGTGACATAGATAAGTTGCTTGACCTACAGCATGAGATGTTTGATGCGTTATTGCGTATCGAAAATTTGTTGAAGGAGATCAAGAGTGGTGATGACACCGGAAGCGAAAGTAAAAAAGGTCGTAGCAAGTCAGTTACGAAGTCTTAAAGCATATTACTTCTACCCTGTAACGGGCGGGTACGGTAAGAGCGGGGTGCCTGACATAATCGGGTGCTATCGGGGTAAGTTCTTTGGTATTGAGTGTAAGGCAGGAGGTAACAAACCTACCGCACTACAAGAGAAGAACTTAAAAGACATTACAGCGAGCGAGGGCATGGCGTTCGTTGTGAACGAAGAAAACATGCACGACATAGCAGAGCTACTTGGCGCAACGCCAGTGCAGCTTGAACTTGATTTTTAAGGAGACCGAGATGGCGAATGGAACTAAGGCGGCAAAGCTGCGTAAGTATTTTAAGGAGAACCCCGAAGCGACAGCGAAAGAAGCTGCTGCTTGGGTAAAATGTAGTTACTCAAATGCTTGGGTAATTAAGCGAGAGTTCTGTAAAACACCTTCTATGGTTAGATCCAAGAACTACATTCCAAAACCACAGGTAACTAAAACACCGCCGTTGGCGATAAAGCTGGTGGACGATGCACGAGTGAGTGACGGTAGTACAGCTAGGTATTACGAGTTACCTGATGGCGCGAAAGAACTGCAAGACTTGATCTCGCACAAGAACATGAACGCGCAGGTCGGTGAGATATTCCGCGCTGCCTATCGTTATGGCGAGTCATCTCACAGTAACGAGCTACGTGATGCCAAGAAGATAAAGTTCTATATCGACGCTGAGATCAAGCGGCTGGGGGGTTGAATGAAAAAATTTAACATCACGCTGGAAGAGACCATACGTAGGCGCGTGCAGGTCGAGGCCAAGAACGAGGAAGAGGCTAGGTTCGCTGCCGAAGATGGTAACGGTAACTACCTAGAACTGCCGAGGGTTGTGCGGTGTGAAATACAGCAAGTGCTTGAGGTAGAGGAGCAGCAGTAGTGGATCTTATAACGCTGGACTTTGAAACCTTTTACGATAAGGACTTCTCACTAACTAAGCTGACCACAGAAGAGTACATACGTGATCCTCGTTTTGAGATAGTCGGCGTAGGTGTGAAGGTTAACAACGGGCCAACGGAGTGGGCGAGTGGGACGCATGAAGAACTTAAAGAGTATTTCGCTGGGTTCGATTGGGCACACAGTATGGTGTTGGCTCATAACACTATGTTCGACGGTGCTATATTGTCTTGGCTCTTTGATATTCACCCTCGCGTTTGGGCTGACACTCTTTGTATTGGCCGCGCTGTACATGGGGTCGAGGTTGGTGGAAGTCTCAAGGCGCTTGCAGAACGGTACGGTGTCGGTGAGAAAGGAACTGAGATACTAAACGCCAAGGGTAAGCGTCGTGAGGACTTTACTGATGATGAGTTAGACCGTTATGGAGACTACTGCATCAACGATGTTGAGCTTACATATAAGCTGTTTGGCATCATGCTGCGGGGCTTCCCCAAACAAGAACTCAAGGTCATAGACTGCACATTGCGTATGTTCATACATCCGCTGTTAGTTCTAGATTCGTGTTTATTGTCTCGCCACCTGAAAGATATTAAGGATCGTAAGGATAACTTGTTACTAGAAGCAGGGGTGACTGACAAGAAAGACCTGATGAGTAACGAGAAGTTTGCAGAACTACTACGTTCCAAGGGTGTAACACCTCCTACCAAAATCAGTATGACCACAGGCAAACAAGCCTACGCATTCGCTAAGACCGATGAAGCGTTCAAGAGCCTTGGAGCGCACGAGAATCCAGAAGTGCAAGCGTTGGTAGCCGCACGATTGGGCAACAAAAGCACGTTGGAAGAGACACGCACTCAGCGATTCATAGACATTGCGGAGCGCGGAACTCTGCCGGTTCCTGTGAGGTACTATGCAGCGCACACTGGTCGGTGGGGTGGGGATGACAAGATCAACCTACAAAACCTACCGAGCCGTGGGCCTGACGGTAAGATGTTAAAGAGAAGCATCACCGCACCTGACGGCTACACACTCATTGACTGTGATTCGTCGCAGATTGAAGCGCGTGTGCTGGCATGGTTCGCGGGGCAGGATGATTTGACTAAGGCGTTTCGCAAGAAAGAGGATGTCTACGTCAAGATGGCTGCAAGAATTTATGACGTACCAGAAGACCAAGTGGACAAGCAACAGCGGTTTGTTGGTAAGACCACAATACTTGGGGCTGGCTACGGCATGGGTGCAGTTAAGTTCCAAGCACAATTGGAATCATTTGGGACTTACATACCCCTTGACGAAGCGCGACGAATCATCAATATATACCGTGACGCCAACTGGAAGATAAGTCATCTGTGGCGTGAGGCTCAGAACATGATTGCTTACATGGAACGTGGTAACACACTTGAGTTTGGTAAAGAAGGCGTAGTTGAGGTATTGGGAGATCGTTCCGCCATACGTCTACCTTCTAACCTGCTAATGCGTTATGACGATCTACAAGGTGAGCAGGGTGAACGGGGTATAGAATACACGTACAAAACACGCCGAGGCCGAACGCGGATCTACGGTGGCAAGGTGATAGAGAACACCTGCCAAGCTCTTGCACGTTGTATCATCGCTGAACAGATGTTGCTGATCGCTAAACGGTATCGTGCGGTGTTGACTGTGCATGACTCAGTTATTGGGTGTGTGCCTATAGATGAGGCTGAAGAAGCTAAGCAGTACATTGAGAAGTGTATGAAGTACGTGCCCAAGTGGGCGAAAGGACTGCCACTTGACTGCGAAAGTGGTATGGCTAAAGCATACGGAGACTGTGAATAATGGCAAACGAAACATTTTCTGTGCAAAACACAGAAATATCAAAAGGGGCGGTTGTGAGAGTACGTTCGTATGGTGGCGAGATTCTAGAACGAAGGGTTTGGGAAGTGACCGGTGACGCGGTGTTTGTATGTGCAGAGCATGTATGGGAAGCATTAGCGTCGGGCATTGACGCTGCACCACCAGTAGGCTTCCCTATTGCTGATGTCGAATTGCGGAATAATGAGTGTGATAGGTAGAGTAGGTAGGCATGAGCATCTCTACAAGGTTATAGATGGCGAAGAACACAAGTTATGTGCACTTTGTAAGCAGTTCGTAGTGTTGGCTAACTGCGCTTTAGGGAAAGTGAGGTTTGGTGGACGTAGAAGCTATGGAAATTGCAAACCGTGTGTAAGCAAGAAAAGAAAAATATATAGGCAGGTACCAAGGGCCAAAGAGGTGAAACGTGCTTGGGAAGCAGCCAACCGTGACAAAGTACGGGCGGGGAACAAGATCGCGGCTACTAAATACATTCACTCAGAAAAAGGGAAAGCCACTCGCGCTAAGTATAACGCTGCCCATGCAGAAAAACGAAGGGAAGATGGCATACGACGTAGTAGAGAGAAGGTAAAAAACATTTCAGACGCCTACGCTCGTCAAATGTTAGCTGATTGTAGCCCCCTAAAAGGTTCGCAGTTTCCCCAAGAAATTGTTGACGCTAAAAGAGAACTAATGAAATTAAGAAGAGAACTTAAAGGAGACCAATATGAAAGACGTAGTAGAACTACGTAAGTACTTATCTGAAGTATTTGATGAGCTTCGTTCGGGTAGCATATCAGCTAACGAAGCCTCTGAACTAGCCAACATTGCTGGCAAGATGATTAACTCAGCTAAGGTACAGATAGAGTATCACGCACTACGCAAGGATGAGCCAAAAATAAAATTCTTGCACGTACAAGAAAAAGTTTAACGAGTAATGAGCATAGCACCGTGGTCGTTCAGCAAGATTAAGGCATTTGAGCAATGTCCTAAGCAGTTCTATCACGAGAAGATACTCAAGCAGTACCCGTTCAAAGAGTCTGAAGCCACACTGTATGGAACAGCTTTTCACGAAGCTGCTGAGACATACATCCGTGATGGTGGTGAACTAGACCCACGGTTCAGCTATGCACAGAAGATGTTAGACGCACTGAACGCCAAGAAAGGTGAGAAGCTGTGCGAGATAAAGATGGGCCTGACTGAAGACCTAGAAGCGTGTAGTTTCTTCGCACGTAACGTGTGGTTTCGCGGTATCGCGGACTTACTGATACTAAATAGAGAAGATAAACTGGCTTGGGTCATTGACTACAAGACAGGTAAGTCGGCAAAATATGCTGACAAAGGGCAGCTAGAACTTATGGCGATGGCTACCTTTAAGCACTACCCCGAAGTAGAGACTGTTCGGGCTGGTTTACTGTTTGTAGTGAGCAACGATTTAATACGAGATCGCTACGCAGTTGAGGATGAGCAAAAGCTGTGGACTAAATGGTTGAGTAAGTACAACGATATGGAAACAGCTTTTGAGAACGATACGTGGAACCCTAACCCAAGCGGCCTATGTAAAGCATGGTGCCCAGTGCTAGAGTGCCCACACAACGGGAAGAACTAATGCCGTATAAGAACAAAGCAGATCGCAAGAAGCAGAAGAACCCACCAGTGGGTAGTGCTGCACATGAGGCTCGTATGGAACGGCAACGTGCTCGTCGGGCTATGGATAAGACGGGGCGTGATGCTAATAAGAACGGTAAGGCTGACAAACGTGAGGGGAAGGATGTTAGTCATAAGAAGATGCTCAGTAAGGGGGGCAGCAACAAAGATGGCGTCCGTGTAGAAAGCGCCAGTAAAAATAGAAGTCGTAACGGCAAGAAGCCAAAGCGAACGAGATAAGACCAAGGTATATCCTACCTGTTTAGCACTCCCCGCCAGTGTGGTCGAAGGCGGGACTTTTTAGACCAAGGGCGTGGATCATACGTCCTCATTGCAAGGGTGCCCGTCCCCTTGGTCGATAGACGGGACTAACAAGGAGATCAAATTATGAGTAAGTTTGCAGAAGCCATTAAAGCGCAACAGGCGTGGCACGAGAAAGAAAAACCCGCGAAACCAAAAATGCTTCCTGAGAGAAGGGAGCCGATAAAAGACTCTGCAATCATGCAGATTCTAAAGCTGCAAGAGCTAGGTTTGCTCGCAAAGGACATAGCAAAAGAAGTTAGCGTGCCAGTGCAGACCGTGTACAACGTGCGACAGCGTTACATTCTTATTGACGTTAAGAATGGAACCCAGTGGTACAAGTCAGTAGGTTTATAGCGCACTATGAAAGTTGTAGATAACAGAGCACTGCTATTACGCCTTAAAAATCCGGGCAAGGTGACCACTGTAATACCCAAGAGCAAGGAGTTATCAGGAAACAGAGTGGTAGTTAACTGGGGCGTGGATGAGACACACGTACTCAAGAACCTAAACATACAAGCACCGTCACCCATTGAGGGTAAGTACAAGTGGACGGGTAAGTACGAGCCGTTCAGTCACCAAAAGACTACATCGGGGTTTCTCACACTCAACAAACGTGCGTTTTGTTTCAACGAGCAGGGCACAGGTAAGACCGCCAGTGCTATATGGGCGGCAGACTTCTTGCTCAACCAAAATAAAATCAACCGCGTCCTAGTTATCTGTCCTCTGTCGATTATGGATTCGGCATGGCGTAAGGATCTGTTTGATTTTGCCATGCACCGCACAGTAGATATTGCCTACGGCTCGGCTAAAAAACGTGTTGCAGTAATTGCGGGTGACGCAGAGTTTGTCATAATAAATTATGACGGTGTGGAGATAGTCGCTGACGCCATCGCAAACGGCGGGTTCGATCTGATAATTGTAGACGAAGCAACTCACTACAAGAATGCACAGACAAAGCGATGGAAGACGCTCAACAAACTACTCACTCCAGATACATGGCTATGGTTGCTGACAGGTACACCCGCTGCTCAAAGCCCTGTTGATGCTTATGGGCTAGCCAAGCTAATCAATCCGAAAGGAGTGCCACGCTTCTTTGGCTCTTTCCGCGATATGGTTATGTATAAGGTAACCAACTTCAAATGGGTGCCTAAGCCTAACGCTACTGAAACAGTGTTTAATGCACTACAACCAGCAATACGTTACACCAAAGATGAGTGTCTGGATTTGCCAGACATGATCTACACCACACGCGACATACCGCTGACGCGCCAGCAAGAAAAGTATTACAAAGAACTGAAAGAGAAGATGATTATGCAAGCGGCTGGGGAAGATGTCACCGCTGCCACCGCTGCTGTGAACATGAACAAGCTCTTGCAAATTAGTTCCGGTGCCGTGTACACCGACTCTGGCGAGACCATAGAGTTCGACACTAAGCACCGATATAAGGTGTTGCGCGAAGTAATAGACGAGTCCAGCAAGAAAGTCCTCATATTCGTACCGTTCAAACACACAATAGACTTGCTTACAGAGAAGCTACGAGCAGATGGCATACCCACCGAGATAATTAGCGGTGCAGTAAAGGCAGGGGAGCGCACTCGCATATTCAAAGAGTTCCAAGAAACAGACAACCCTAGAGTATTGGTGATTCAGCCACAAGCTGCTGCACACGGTGTTACGTTGACTGCGGCTAACACGGTGGTCTGGTGGGGGCCAACGAGTTCTGTGGAGACTTATGCACAGGCTAACGCCCGTGTACACAGAGCGGGTCAAGACCACAAATGCACTGTAGTACAGCTACAAGGTTCTAATGTGGAAAAGCGTGTATACGCACTACTTAACAATAAAATAGATACCCACACAAAGATTATTGATCTTTACAAGGAAATACTTGACTAACGCATTAGCTACCTTTAGATTGCAGTTCTCGGCAATGAATAGGACACAAACATGGCTGATGCGAAAGTAGTAGATAGTGTCACCTTGGAGAAATTGACTAGGGTTTATCTCAAGATCAAGGGCGAAAGGGAACGTCTGTCTGCTGAATTTAGGGAAGCTGACGATAAATTAGTCGCGCAGCAAAACAAAATAAAAAGCGCACTCTTGGATCATTTGAAAGATACGGGGGCCAAGAGCGTCAAGACTGATGCCGGTACGTTCTACCGTACTGTGAAGCAGAAGTATTGGACAAGTGATTGGGAATCCATGCACAAGTTTATCTTGGAGCATGAGGTGCCTGAGTTCTTGGAGAAGCGTTTACACCAAGGGGCAGTTAAAGGGTTCCTAGAAGATAACCCAGACCTGTTGCCGAAGGGGTTAAACGTAGATTCGGAGTACGCTGTGACAGTGAGGAAAGCATAATGGAGCAGCTAGTTCCGATTGAAGATGTCGCCAAGCACTTTAACGTGTCATTATCCACGGCCCGTAAATGGGTACGGGATGGCGCTGTGCCTTCTGGCACGTATGTCAAGATAGGTAAGACCCAACGGTTCGACTTGGAGAAAGTGTCACAGGCACTTATGTCTTACAAAAAACTAGAGCCTACAGACGATCTGAAAGAAGAGCTGTCGGAGGCTTTTGACCCTACGGCATACGATCCTGACGCAGATCTGTAGTGCGCCGAATCAGCATACAGGGTAGTAAGTTTACGGGTCTGGTAGATCAGCCAGAAGGTAGCATTTGCCGTTCCATAGACGTAGTTATAGTGAACGCGGCGGACGTATCCCGCTCGTACTACAAAGAAGACTACGTAGTTGGAGCCAAGAAGTTACCTACATGCTGGTCAACGGACACCCAAAGACCTGCACCCGAAGTGCCAGAAGACCAGAGACAGAGCGCACGTTGTTTAGACTGCACTCAAAACGTTCGAGGTTCGGGGAATGCAGGGGGTAGGGCTTGTAGATTTCATCAACGCCTAGCGGTTGTTGAGGATCATGCACTGGACACGGTGTATCAGCTACAAGTCCCTGCCTCTTCGATATTTGGTAGAGAGCGCGGGGGCGGTATGCCGCTACAGGCTTACTCCAAATTTTTGTCTGGGCATGGAACGCCCTCAATAGCAGTGGTCACTAGGATAGGTTTTGACGAGGGTAGTTCTGTACCTAAGTTGACTTTCTACCCGCAGCGACCACTAGAAGAAAAAGAACTTGAAGAAGTCCGACTCATGGTAGATCACGAGGACACGTTACAGGCAATCGCATTCAAAGTGGATTTGCATAACGTCAATGGTGGTTCCCCATTTGCGGAAACGGAAGGGTTCACAATAGCCTAAGTTAAGGAGACCAACATGGCTGAAGTAAATATGTATTACACGCTAGAGAACGTCGAAGCTCTCTATCCAAGAATTAACACCACCTACAAGTTCGATAACAAAGCGAACGGTGGGAAGGGTGGCTCTGTTAAGTGTGATCCGCTGGACGACGGAGCGGCATACGAAATGTCCTTTGTTATGTCTGAGAAAAAAGCAAAGGCGTTGTACAAGTCAATGAAAGCGGCGTATGACGTTAAGAAAGAAACTAGCTGGCCTGAGAAGTTCCCGCTGCCGTTCAAGAAAAATGATGACGGTAACTACGTCGGTAAGGCCAAGCTAAAAGGCGCTTACGGCACTGACCTAACCAAACCCCCACTGCAAGTGGACGCGAAGAACAACGAACTACCAAAAGACTTTCAGTTAACCACTGGTAGTATCGTTAATCTTGCGGTTACCTTTGTGCCGTACTCAATGCGGGAGAATGGGGTTAGCTTACGTCTGAACGGTGTGCAGGTAATAGATTACAAGCCTATGGCTTCTCGCTCACCGTTTGGTGTAGTAGAGGGTTACGTAGCGCAGCCTGACAATCCGTTTAGTGACACTACTAGCAAACAAGCCGAGCCAGAAGATGATGACTCGGATGACATATTTGGCGATGAGCCAGATACCTCTGCCGCAACAGAGGAACCCAAAAAGAAGGTTGTTAAGAAGTCCGCACCTGCACCCTCGGACGATGAAGACCTGAGTGACGTTATCGACGAATGGGACGACTAAGCCGGTAACACTCCACTATGGCTAGGCATTGCCGAAGAGGGTGCGCCGACGCCCCTGCCATAGTGTCTTTCGGCATTGGGTGCAAATATGAATACGATAGAATTTTTAAGGTGGGTGTTACCCCCCGAAGGAGTGTACGTACTCTTTAGAAATAGTCTGGCTCAAAACAGACATCGGCAAGCGTACTTTAATTCGCTGGAAGATTTGGCCGAGGCCGCAGACTACTACGACAGTGAGGGGTGGGATACATACTTCGCTGTAAGTAATTATAAGAAAGAGGGTACACGCAAAGGCGAAGACGCTGACAAAATTAAGGCGTTTTTCTTAGATCTGGATTGTGGGCCAGAGAAAGAGTTCCCCACAAAGAAGGTCGCACTGCAAGAACTTCAAAGGTTCTGCGTTGCAACGACGTTACCAAAACCACTCATAGTGGACTCAGGGCGTGGGTTACATGTTTATTGGGTTCTCACTGAACCAGTAGCAGTAGAAGAATGGAAAATAGTAGCTGACCGATTCAAAGCCACATGTGCAGAGCATAACTTTGATATAGATACGTCAGTGCCAGCCGACACCGCGAGGGTGCTACGTGTGCTGGGCACGCACAACCACAAGTCAGAAACCCCCGCTCCCGTTAAGTTGGTGACTGCTATACCTGATACGGTTAACTTTGATTGGTTTGCCAGTAAGATTGGGTTGGACACGATACCAGTTCCCAAGAAACGCATAGACGAAGATGGGCCAGCTAGCTTACGTGACGCACTGTTACGTAACATAAAGTACAGTTTCAAAGACATACTTCTAAGGTCTCAGGAAGACACAGGCTGTAGGCAACTAAAACGAATAATAAGTGGGCAAGCTGAAGCAAGCGAACCTATGTGGAGAGCAGGGTTATCTATAGCCAAATTCTGCGAAGACGGTGATAAAGCGGCACAGAAAATATCAGAGAAGCACCCTGAGTACACGCCAGAGCTTACGCTCAAGAAGTTAGATCTAATTAAGGGGCCGTACCGCTGCACGACGTTTGATGAAAACGAGGCGGGTATATGCACCGAATGTCCTCACTGGGGCAAGATAAAGTCACCGATAGCTTTAGGTCGCAAGATTGCTGAAGCTGAACTAAGCGAAGATGGCACCTATAGTGAAGCCTCTGACTTGTTTGAGGATAATCTATACGACGTAGAGAACATCTCAGAATACGTTATACCAGCGTACCCACGCCCATACTTTCGAGGCGCATCTGGCGGTATCTATGTTCGCAACGTCAGTATAGACGGAGAGGTAGACGAGAAGGTTATCTACCACAATGACTTGTACATAACGAAACGGCTGGTGGATGTAGAAGCTGGCGAGTCAGTTGTGTTTAGGTTACACCTACCAAAAGACGGGGTGCGTGAGTTCACGCTACCGCTCACTGCGGTTATCTCAAAAGAAGAGTTCCGAAAACAGATGGCAATGAACGGCGTTGCTGTCCCTAGAATAGATGACTTGTTGCAATATATGGTTACTTGGATAAATGAACTACAGGCCACTTCTACAGCAGATGTGGCGCGGCGACAGTTTGGCTGGGTAGATGATGAGGCGACTGCGTTCGTTGTGGGTGATAAAGAAGTACACGCCAACGAGATAAAGTACAACCCACCATCCACGCCTACAGCAGCGTTAATTCCTTACTTTGAACCCAAGGGCACCCTAGAAGCGTGGAAAGAGATGGCTAATTTCTACAACACCAGACCGGATCTAGTGATGCACCAGTACGTAGTGGGCACTGCATTCGGCGCACCTCTTATGCACTTCTTACCTCAGAACGCTTGTGCTCTGCACATACACGCCAACATAAGCGGTTGTGGTAAGTCTGCATGTATGCAAGTGGCGGCATCGGTATGGGGTGGTGTTAAGAATACGATGCTGGATGAACGTGATACTGAGTCCATGAAGTTCAATCGTGCAGAGGTGCTGCATAACCTACCGTTCTACATAGACGAGCTAACAAACGAGAAGGACGACAAGCTGAGTGACTTAGCGTATCAGCTATCTTCTGGTCAGCAACGAGGGCGTATGGCAGGTGGGGCTAACTTAGAACGAACACGCGGAGAACCGTGGAAGTTCTTATCTGTTACTTCTGGTAACTCTAGTGTTATAGAGAAGATTAGCGCAAAGAAACAACAGCCCAAAGCCGAAGCACAACGTATGCTGGAGTGGCCTGCTCAGAAAGTGTTTGACTCTGTAGACGATAAGCGCATGACAGATGCGTTTGAAGCGAAGTTAACAGCTAACTACGGTCATGCAGGAGTGCCTTACATACAATGGGTTATACAGAATGTAGAAGAAGTAAAGCAAAAACTTAGAGAGATGCAGGTTCGGGTTGACACTACAGCGGGACTCAAAGCAGAGAATAGGTTCTGGTCAGCAGGGGTTGCTTGCACACTTACAGGTATTTTCTTTGCTAAGAAACTAGGATTGCTGGACTATGACGTAGAAGAAGTTTTTAATTGGTCAATGAAGTTACTTGAAGCTAACCTCAACGCTGTAGAGAACATGAGCGTGTCTGTAGAGCAGACATTGAACGAGTATCTATACGACAACTACAGCAACATCTTGATGATTAAAAGCACTGATGACTTGCGTAGTAAGCAAGCAGAGAGTAACGGCTTAGACAAGCTCGTTATACCCGACGCCGTACCCAAGATTAAGTTGGTAGCCCGATACGAAACTGACCTAAAGAAAGTTTACTTGCTGCCCAAACCCTTGAAGTTATGGTGCTCGGCACAGCAGATAAACTACAGTGCGTTCCTAAGCGATTTGAAAGCCAAGATGGGTGCGAAACGGGACAAGGTACGTCTAGGCAAAGGCACTCTTCTCAAATTAGAACCACAAGACGTTATAGTAGTAACCATGAAATCCTTTGATGAAACACGCGGAGCACAGGATGACGCTGAAGCAGAAGTTTGATTTTGAAGTTCACATAACCACAGCCAAGTTTATATCTGCGGAGGCTGAGACTTTAGAACAAGCGGAAGTGCTAGCAACAAACGAGGCACGCAAGCACATGGGTGCTGATTGGAAAGCCTTACATATCTACCCTATGGGGGCTTCAGAAGAGTGCTTGGTAGAGAAAATAGCGCCTGATGGATGAGGGCGTACTACGGCTGCACGACCTTAACCCTGACGGTGTACGCATCGTCGTCGATTGGGGATCTATGGTAGCTGGTAGTTCTATATTTGTGCCGTGTATCAACACAACTAAAGCCCTAGAACAAGTTAGACGTATCTGTGTAGACCGCTTTGAGTGGGAAATTAAAGCAAAAAGTTGCTTTTCTGGGCAGTTTCTGGGTGTTCGCGTTTGGAGATTAACGTGATATTATCCGCGTCGATAAGGTCACGGTCTCCTTGCCTAACGGTCTTATCTTTCTCCGGCCCCTTGTCGTAGTCCCCGTCTTACGGCAAGGGGCTTCTACAACCCTAAGTCTTCCCATATTGTCAGCGTGTCATCGTACTCGGCAGCACTTTGCTTGAGGTCGTTAAACATTCTGGGGTCAAGGGTCACACCAGAGTACATCTTCTTGGTAGTACGCATGTGCTGGGCCATAGACCGCTTGATCGTATCGGGTGTGATCCGAAGGGTGGGGAACTTACGGTTGAACTCGTTCATCTTTCTACGTATTTCTCTAGCTTCAGAGAAATTACCAAAGCGATTTGCAACGTAGTATTTGCGTAACAAGTTAGTGCGTTGACTGTTACCTGCTTTCGACAACTTCTTCAACTGCGCGTTCACGGCAAGCTGTCGTGTGTATTCGGACGGAGCAAACCCAAGGAACTGCCCCACTAGCAGCGGTGCAGGTAGATCCTTCACTATGGCATCGCCACGCTGAGTTTTAGCACCCTCGTTGTAGAATCGGTATGACTTAATAGCGTTGCGTATGGCTGCGGGTGACATAGCTTCTATGCCTCTAGCAAACTCACCTTGCTGGAACATCTTTTCAAAGCCTCGTTCCATCTGCATACCCACACCCACAACAGGGCCACCAAGCACTTCAATCATGTCAAAGAATAGCGATTGGTCTTTTTCTATGAGCCTGTCTCTAAATATAAGATCAGACAGCCCCATACGGCTAGCTACGTCTACGCCCAAGAGGTAGTTACCTATACCACCATAGAATCCTTCGCCTATGGCCTTACGTACCACTGTGTCTAGCTCTTCGTCCTCGTCACCCTTTAACGTGTTGTACACAAGTGCCACTGCGCCGAAGAAAGGAAGTCCTTGTGCCCCAGCAACTACAGCCGACCCACCAAGTACCCCTGCAAACTGATAGCGTGCGGCTTGCTTTTCTGCTTTTGTGCCTCGGACAGAATCATTGATGAGACTGCCTAGCAACTCCATCATCTGTATGCCGTATCGCTTGTACAAGAAAGCAACTTTGCCTATTCCTGCCTGTGCAAGTCTCGGTGCGGATGCTGCGGCTGTGCCGCCGTTGGTAAGCTCGACTTCATAGACAGCAAACTGTGCTGCTTCACGCATGGCAGCGTTGTCTATCTTTCTGCCAGCCTTCTTCATAGAGTTCAGCATCAAGCGGTAAGCAGCAGCCAGTGCAACCTGTCGAGTCATGCGCTCACCGTGATGGAACAAGAACCCAGATACAGCGCCGATTTTACCGCGCACACTGTCAATCTCGTCCAGATCAAGCATGTCGTAGACAATAGAGCGATTAAGCTGACCGCTTTCTGCTGCGACTTCAACCAGCACCTTAAACTCTTTTATCTCTGGCGGCATGTCCTTTGAGTCAAAGTCATAGTTATCCAGTGACGGGGCTGACCCTACGGCTGTCTTTTCAACACCATCTTCACCAATCATGTCCATGATGGCTTGGCGTTTCTTCACAAAGGGTACGTATTTGTATCGCTCGTCAGTCAGACCTGCATTTCTAAACAGTCGAACAGCTTCTCCAATGGCCTTAGTAGTTTCTTTGAACCCAAACAACTCACCGTCAGCACCGCGTGTACCTGCTAGGTGCGGTGCAATCACCATCGGTAGCTGCGAGAAGTTAACCAACATGGACGATACGTTGAGGCCCAAGGTCATGGTAAAGCCAAAAGTTGTTAGGTTCTTAGCCCAATCTTCAACGTCAGGATTCTTAGCAAACTTGACACGCTTCTGCACCTCGCTCACATACTGAGTGGCAATTTCTTTAGTCTTCTCACTCGCTTTGTTGTCTTCCTGCAATGCTGTTAGATCTGCTTCTATTTCTTCCTGTAGTTTTTGAAACTTAGATCCATACTCTAAACGTACAATCTGTCGCGCTATAGACGCACTTCTGGTTCGCAACGCCCTGACCATATCGTGATTTGGGTATGTCTCTTCACGTAACAGCCTTGGGTCACCAATGAAGCCGCGATAGCCTTCTCGTCTTCGGAATGACTGTGCAAACGAGCGTTCTGG